CGTCCGGATCAGGGTTGCCCGGCGCGGGCGGCGGCGGCGATTCGGCCGCGCCGAGGTGCGCGATCAGGTCGTGCCAGGTGCCGAGCCGGGTAGCGAAGCCAACTTCCACGGCGGCCTGGCCGCGGTAGCAGGCCGCCTCAGTAGCGCTCACTGCCGCAGCATCCATGCCGAGATTCCGCGCCACGGTGTCCACGAACATCGTGCGCATGTCCTCCAGATCAGCCAGCGCCTGGGCGTGCGCCTCTTCGCTGAGCGGGAAGTTCGGGTTGAAGTCGACCTTGCGGGCGCCGGCGAACAGCGGGGTCACCTTCAGGCCGATCTGGGCGTTGTTGCCGCTCCAGTCGTGGTGATAGCAGACCACGCCCACCGACCCGACACCGCCGGTACGGCTAATCCAGATCTCGTCGCATGCCGAAGCGAGGGCGAAGCCGGCGGAATACGCATGGTCATCGACCAGCGCATAGATCGGCTTCCGGCCTCGTGACGCGAAGATGTGGTCGACCAGGTCGAAGCAGCCCGACGCCATGCCGCCCGGCGTATCCAGCCGCAGGATGATGGACGTCACCGCGTCATCGTTGAGCAGTTCGTCGAACGTGTCGCGCACCGCGGCATAGCTCACCGGCCCGGGCCCGCTGGCGCCAGGCATCGGCCGGTTCACCATTGCACCGGACAGGTTGATCACTCCGATCAGGCTTTGCGGTGCCTCCGCTCGTTGCACACCAGCACCAGACACGTCGAAACGGTCGGCCTTCAGCACGCTGTCGTCGCTGGTGACCTTCCCTTCCAGATATCCGCCCACCAGGGCTTCACCGATGGCCGGCTGCACCAGCAGGGGCTGATTGAGGACCGCGGCGGCGAGCGAGGTCACCACGGGCGCACGGCTGCCGCGACCCAGCATTCGGGCCAACAGGCCAGGCTTACTCGTCATCGTCATTCCTTTCATCGTCGTTGGCGCGAGGGGCGCCGGGTTCGTCGTCCTGCCGGGCACCAGAGGCGTTCGTTCGCCTCGGGTCGCTGTCGTAGCGAAGCCCGGCCGCGTCTGCGCGCTGGTTGTCCTGCGCCTGCTCGGCATCGACCTGTTCGGGATCCTCGCCGGCGCTCAGCACCACCTTGCTGCGCGACTTGAAGCCCGCCCGCACCGCCTTGAGTTCGGACGTCACGTCCTGCACCGGGTGGCTCCAAGGCCAGCCCTCGGGCACCCACAGGGTTTCGGTCACGTCATCACGCAGGGCCGCATACCGCGGCACCTTCAGCAGACCCGACAGCACCGCCTGGTCCATGAAGGCGTCGCGGACCCGCTGACAGAACATGGGGATCATGAAGAGCCACTGGTCCTGCTCGATAACACGGCGGAACTCGTTGAGGATCAGGCGCAGCGCGCGGTCAGAGACGTTGCGCAGGTCGCCGGTGAGCACCTCGTAGGGCACGTCCTGGCTGGCGCAGATCGCCAGCAGGTGCCCGCGCAAGAACTCGGCATAGTCAGAGCCGGCGCTGGGCGGATCGGCGAAGTCGATCTTCAGCCCAGGCGGAAGCTGCTGCAGGGTGCCGGGTTCGAGGCCACCAATGGCCGTGCCGTCAGCATCCTCACCGGTAATCAGTTCGCCTACGCCATCGCCATCCTCGCCCTCTCCATTGGCGTCGGAGGTGATGAAGCCGGCGAACAGGTTGGCCAGGGCCTGACGCTCCAGCACCGCATCATCCAGGCGGTCCAGGTTGAACATGCGCAGCAAGGCCGGCGCCGAGCCCGGCACGCCCCGCATCGCGCCCGCACGGTTCGGCCGGTACAGGTGCAGCACCTGCTCCGCCGGCACGCGCACCAGCTCGTTGCCGTTGACGGTCAGCTGCAGGTCGCCCGGGTGCTCCCGGTACATCCAGTAGGCCACCCGGCGGCCGATGCTATCGACCTCGATGCCCTGCCGGATCACGTTGCCGTTGCTGGCCACGCCGTTGTAGTGCTGCGGGCACTGCTCCGATTCGATCAGCTGCACCTGCAGCGGCACAGGCAAGCCGTCCTCGGGCCGCCGGTACCGGATGCGGGCGAACACCTCGCCGGCCTCTTTCCACTCGCGCCAGGCGAGCGCCTGCAGGCCTTCCCACACCAGCACGCCATCGGCGTCAGCGTACTTGCCCCAACGGGTCCACAGCTTGGTGACCTTCTTCTTGTGCTCCTTCGTGCCCCAGATCGGCTTCGCCTGGATACCGGTGGCGATGCCGTTCGACACGCTCTTGTTGAGCGCGCTGACCATCCAAGGGTCATTCCGGGCCAGGTGCCGTGCCCGTGCCAGCAGCGTCGGCAGACCCAACAGCGATGCGTTGGGCCCGAGCGACGTCGGCCGGAAGGTGCGAACGCGGCGGCCGTTGCCGGCCGCGCGGTAACTGCTCTCGGCGGTATCAGACATTGCCGGTCCCCGATTGGTAGAGACGCACGACGCGGCGGCGCCGCGGTACACCTGCGGCCTGGCCCAGCTCATCGCGCATCTGCTTCAGCAGGCGGCGCATCTCCACCAGGCTCTGGTAGGTCACGGTGCGGTCGGCATATCGGACGCTCAGCACGCCGGCCGCGATCGCGGCTTCCAGTTGTTCGACTTGCTTGGTGGTGAATGCCATTTCAGCGTCCCAGGTACTTGCTTCGGATGACGCGGCGGGTGCGCGCACGCGGCATTGGCGCCGGCGCGACGTCGTCTGCCCTCACGTCTGGGTTGTCGTCCCACGGCGCGGCCCATGGCGGCGGCGCGGTCCAGTTGATGGCCGGAACCTTCAGCCACAGCGCCATGCCCTCGGCATAGCCGCACAGGTCGAACGCCTCATTGCGTCGTTTCGCCAGGTTCTCCCAGCCCTTGGCCGTCCTCGATTCCGCTGTCAGCTCGGCGTAGAACGCTTCCGGCAGCCAGTCGGGGAAGTGGTAGTAGCCCGGGCCGGGCTCGGCCCGCTTCACGTTGGCGTCGACGGTGTCCTTCAGCCTGTCTACGTTGAGCAGCAGCTGCGGTACATCGCCCTTCGACCCTGACTTGCGGTCACGGCGCTTGCTGCTGTCGGGGAAGGTCTCGCGGAACAACCCGCCCTCGCGGCGCGCGTCGCCCTTGATCAGCCTGACCCTGGCATGCAGCTTCCGGGCCTTGAGCGAGCGCCAGAACTCCAGCGCGCGCACCGAGGTGCCCGACTTGCCGCCCCAGTCGATGCCCACGGCGTGGACCGGCATGCTGCGGCCGGTGCCATCGTCCAGCGGATAGCGACGGCTGATGACCTTCTCGACCAGGCGTTCCCAGTCTTCCAGGTACTTCGGCGGGTCCAGCGGCAGGAAGCCGCCCGAGCCATCCTCGCGCTTGGACGTGCGCAGGGTGAAGGAATCCACCACCCAGCGCTCCAGCTGCCCGGATTCGCCGATGCCGAAGCCCAGCACCAGCACGACGAAGCGGTTGGACTGGACGTCGACCTCACCCAGCAGGAAGCGCACGCCAGCGGGCACCGCGCCAGCAGGCCAGACCTCGGCGCGCTCCTGCATCTCGTTCGGGTCGCTGGCCGACCGCGCCGCCATCGGTACGTAGTTGATCGCCCCGTCCACGTTGTGCGTGGTCTTCAGCGGGCGCTCTTCACCAGTGGTGGCGAAGGTGCGCAGCGCCTGGAGGTATCGCTCGATCAGCGATTCCCAGGACTGGTAGGACGCAGCGACACCGCCGAGCCAGTAGCTGGCGATGCGCGCCTCCGGCCGGTCGCCGGTGACCATTCCATCGGCGTGCACGACCTGACCCTCCGCAGCCCAGACGCCGCTGCGGTTCATCCCGTCCTTCCACCGATGCTGCAGCCCGACACCACAGTGCGGGCAGTGCAGCAGCGAATAGTGCCGCGCCATCTTCTGCACGTCGTCCAGCACGACGCGCTCGAGCAGTTCCTCCATCGGCGGCAGCGCGAACCCGTCATAGCCGGGTGCTGCCTGGAACCGCTCTCCGCACTCCGGGCAGGGCCAGTACCAGCGGCGGCGGTCACCGCGCGCATACAGCGCGGCAATGCCGGCGGCCGGTGGGCCTTGGTGCGGGTGCAGCGGCTTCCACGCGCCGTCGGCGTAGTCCGTTGCCGGGCTCGACTCGGCCACCACCATTCCGGCCGACATGTAGGTCTGCGTGCGCTTCAGGCCCAGGCCGAAGCACTCATCGATCGTCAGGTCGCCCGTGTAGTTGTCCACGTCCGTCATCAGGACGTCGTGGATGTCCTTGCCCGAGAGCACCGACACAGACGGCCAGCCCATGCGCAGCGACATTCCCGACCGGAAGAATTTCAGCAGGATGTTGTCGTCGTGGGCACGCGGGCTCAACCGAGAGCGTAGCTCTGGGCTGGCGGCGATGCTGCGTGCGATACGGGTCTTGCTGTAGTCCTCGGCCGCGTCCTTGGACATCTGCACAACCATGGCGTCGGCCGGGTTGCAGGTGATCAGGTAGGCCAGACGCGCATCGATCAGCGAGATGGTCTTGCCCGACCGCGCCGGCCCTACGAACACCACGGCCTCGTAATGGCGGCTGCCGGTCGTATCCAGCGGCTCGACCATGTAGGGCGTGGTGTCCGGATCCCAGGAACCGGCCGCGCCGGCGGCATTAGCCACCTGCAGCACCCGCGCACCCTCGCTCACCCTGATGCGGCGCGGCGGCCGGATCATCTCGGCAACGCCTTGGCGCACGCTACGCGCTGTCGCGTACGTCGTCATCGGTGATGCCCTCGTACATGGATTGCCGGACGCGATCGCACTCGTCTTGGACCTTGACCACCTGCTCTGGTGTGAGCCCTGCCTTGCGCTCGAGCACATCCGGCAGCGTGTCGAAGAACTGCACGACCTTCTTCACCAGCTCGGCGTAGTCGGCCTCGACCTCTGCGGCCGGCACCAGCTGCCCGATGGTCGACTCGACCTTCAGGCGCTCGTTCTCCGACTGGTAGTAGGCCCGGCGCTCCATCGGCGGCAGGTCGCGCGGATCAACCACGCCCTCCGCGCCGAACGCCGCGGCACCCGGATTCACCAGCGCAGGGGCTGCGTCGGCCAGGCGATAGACGTCGTGCCCGGCGCGCTTGGTCAGCGGCGGGACGCCGGCCTCCTTCAGGCGCTTGCTGGCCGTTCGGCGGTCCATCCCGAACTCATCCGCCAGCCTGGCCACGGACCAGCCTTTGGTGAATTCGTGGATGTCAGCCATGTTCTACCCGATGCACAGCCCATTCAGGCCAGAAAATGCGGTTTCTCCCGGCAAAAACCGCCAAATGCGTAGCCTGTGGTGGAGCACCCTAGAGGCCGAAATACTGTCTTTTACCGGGGTCCGAATTCCCCCCGGTGGCTGTGGATAACCCCAGGGGCCCCGGCCCGTGGAACATTTCGCGTGAAACGCGCTTAGTCCGCGATATCGGTGGTCGGCGCAGGCTTGCCCTGCACTTGGTCGACGGCATCGAGCTGCGCCTCGTACTGAAGGAGGCATCGCTTCCTTCCGTTGCTCACGTCGAACACCTCCGATGGCTTCCCGTCGCGCACCCACCGACAGCGCTTAGTCAGCGCGGCATCGATGGGAACGTAGGTGGCCACCGGCACTTTGATCACGGCTGGCGCGGGTGCGTTGGGCTTGATGGGTGCGGCACGACAGGCGGCCAGCAGCATGGCGAGGGCAAACACGATGGCGCGCATTTCAGTACCCCTTCAATGCTGGGCAGGCGGAATCGAGCAGCTCCAGCGCTGCCTTGCAGGTGTCGGGCCTCTGCTCGTACCGACCGCGCCAGGTAGATGCCTCCTTCTCAGAGGCTTCGATCTTGCCGGCTAGGCTCTGGAGTGCAGCTGCACTCTCTGCCTTCAAGGCTTCCAGTTTCTCTGCCTCTGCCCGAAGTGCGATTGCCACCTCGGCCAGCCGCTGATCACGAGTGTCCACGTCAGCCTGCAACCGAGCTGCATCGGCTTTCCAATCGGCCTGGACCTTGATGACCTGGGCGTTCAGATCGCGGATCTTCTGCTCTTTCTCCCAAGCCGTCAGGCCGGAGACCAAGCACCCAAAGGCCAGCACGGCACACACCAGCTTGACCTTGCTCCCAGGTTTGCCCAGCCAGCGCAGCGCGTCGGCAGCGGCACCCACGACCAGCGCCCACAGCGCGTCAAGGAATCGAATCAGTACGCTCATGGCTTCTCGCCTCCGATGGCGCCGGTGGCTCTCTCCACCATGCGCACGTAGCCGGGCAGCAGCCGGCGGATCAGGACTCCGGACAGACCGGCCAGCGGCAGCTGCGGGGCGCCGGCCAGTGCCGGCCAGATGGACGCAGCAACTGCGATGACCCATGCGGCCACGATGGCGTAGGCCACCACTGCCACTGCCAGCGCAGCCCAGCGCGCAGCCGTCTGCAGGAATCGGTGGCCACGCCTGCGGTTGGAATCGGCGGCTACTCGCTCTGCGTCCTTCTCCGGCAGCAACAACACGCCGATCAGTGCGCCGGCCATTGCCACCAGCAGCACGGACTGCGGCACGCCCAGGATGATTCGCTCGGCCTCGCGCAATGCGTCAGCCGTCGCCGGCGCCACCACCGCAGCGGTGAACGTCCCAACGAAGGTTTTAAGGGTACTCATCGGCTCGGTCACGGCGCCACTGCCCCGCCAGCCTTGCGGTAGGCAGCCAGCAGCTTCTCCAGAGCGTGCTCCGGCTGGCCGTAGCCTGCGCCCGGCAGGCTCGCCCAGATGTTGCGCACGGCCTTGATGGCGTCGGTGATGCGGCCCGCCTGGATCAACGGCAGAGCGCGGCGTTCGCGGATCAGCTGGATGGCCCAGAGATCCTGCGAGAGCGGCCCGAAGTCCGGCAGCTTGAGCAGCGCGCGGTAGTGGGCATAGTCCTTCAGCATGAACTGGTAGCGGCCGGACGCGTTCGAGGTCAGGCCCTTGCTGTTGATGGCCTTCGACTTCCGCCCCCGGGCGAACGGATGCACCGAGTAGTCGGTGAAGATCTCCGGCACACGGTCGGCACCGGTCACGATCACGTCGTAACCCAGGTTCTTCGTTGCCGGGCTGGTGCTGGTGCCCTCCGACCAAGCCAGCATGTCCAGGAAGGCGACGACGTTGGTGCCGCCGGCCTGTTGAGCGGTGATCTTGGCCATCAGAGGTTCCTACAAAAGGGTGCCCGCCCCGCAGCCGGCTGGGCACGAGGGTTGATCCGGTCAGGGAAGCGGGCGTAGATGGAGCGGGCCATGGGAATCGAACCCACGTAGTCAGCTTGGAAGGCTGATGCCTTAGCCACTCGGCCAGGCCCGCATATGCAAAGGCCCCGCCATTGCTGACGGGGCCTTGTGACTTGGATCAAATCCGGGATTCCCCGGAGTTACGCAGCGCGGTCGATGCTCAGGCTCAGCGACACGCCCAGCGCGCGCAACGCCTCATCAATCGTGTCGATCTTTGTGGCATGACCGAGGTTGACGATGCGATTGACCACCTGCGGCGAGGTGCCCAGACGGCGTGCCAGCTCGGCCGGGGTCACGCCCTGGCCGAGCATCTCATTCAACAGCAGCACCTTTGCGGAGAAGCCAGACGGCAGCGGAATGCCGACCTCGCCCCGCCGAAGATCCGAAGGTAGTGGAACCGGCCTGCGGTCTTCGAAGTAGAACTCCATAGCAGTTGCAAGGGCATCGGCAGCCATCTGGATGGCTTCCCCCTCTGTATCGCCCTGAGTGATCGCCTCCGGGATATCCCGGAAGGTAACCAGATAGCCGCCGTCTTCCGGCGTCAGTTTCGCTGGATAGCGCATGTGTTCAGATGAACCTTCGCGAGTCCAAGTTGCCGCCCCTTAAAGGGGCGGTTCCTTGATGCCTAGCTGCTTGATGATGGCCTTCCGTGTGCCTTCCTTCATCTCCGCAGCGTGCCTTGGCAGTGTCGATTGCTTCCCTTGGTAGTAGAGCTTGGTGTGATTGGATCCTTCCTTCATCACCACCCCTAGGGCCTGCAGCCACCGCCTGAACTCGCTTGTTTTCATCGACCTCCAATGTTGTTTCGTTGGGGTCGATTATACACACTTTTGCTTATGTGTAAACACTTTTGCTTATTTTAGGGCTGCGGCGGTGTGGGCCTGTCATGTGGTGTAGATCAGCTCAGTGCGCGCAACCCCAGCACCGCCGCCGACCGTGTATCGAATAGGAACGCTGACCCGGTGGAAGCGATCGAACAGCGCGCGCATCTGTGGGTGATCGTTGATGGTGAGGATCGCCTTACCCTTCAACGCGCCCATTGCGGCGGCCAGCTGCTCGTATTCTTCCAACGGGAAGGCCTGACCATATCCGACGGTCTGCCAGTACGGCGGATCCAAGAAGAAGAGCGTCTCGGGCCGGTCGTACTTTTCAATGCACCGCTGCCAAGGCAACTGCTCGATCACCACGCCATGCAGACGCATGTGGGCATCGCTCAGATCCTGTTCCAGCCGGAGCAGGTTGATGCGCTTCGCAGCAGTCGGGCCCACCCCAAGCGTTTGGCCTTCCACCTTCCCGCCAAAGCTGAGCTTCTGCAGGAAGTAGAACCGGGCGGCGCGCTGGATATCGGTCAGCGTGTCGACGTGCTGGAGCTGTGCCCACCGGTACATCTCACGACTGGTCAGGGACCAGCGGAAATGTCGAACGAACTCGTCCAGGTGGTTGGCCACAACGCGGTACAGCCGCACCAGCTCGCCGTGTGTGTCGTTGAGCACCTCGATCTTCGCCGGCGAGCGTTCGAACAGCATCGCAGCACTACCGGCGAAGGCTTCAACGTAGCAGGTGTGATCCCGCTGGTTGATCAGAGGCAGCAGGTGTTTCACCAGGCGCGTTTTACCGCCCGGCCAAGGAAATAGGGTCTTTGTGTTCAAGTCTCAGCTGTTGCGACATTCGTTAAGCAAACTGCACGCGCTCTCCGGAGAGCGGCAGGGCTTAGGCCAATGGCACGCGGCTGAAACGCGTGTACTGCGGCGGCGCCCCGGTGCTGCCAGGCATCGGGGCGTCGCTCTGTTTGATGGTGGGGCGACGTGGAGTCGAACCACGCGAGTCACAGACGCCGGATTTACAGTCCGGCCCAGCGCCCATCTGGCAACCCGCCCCAGAAACGACGAACCGCAGGTCACTGGACCTCCCGAGTCCAGGCCTGCGGCCGTTGAGTGCGGGTTGATTTGAACCTCGCCCACGGTAGCTACTGTGGCCTAAGTCTGGTTCCCGCTGCAACTGCGGTAAGGAACCTTACCGCAGTCGGGCGAATGCGGTAAGGTTCGCATCGACTGCGGTAATCTACCTTAGCGATCTTCTGGAAGCAGATGCAGTTGTCCGCTGATGGCCTAGATCATTGATCGCCATCAGACTTATGTCGCCGTTAACTATGGGAACAATCCATGTCAAAGAAGACTGATAACAATAACGATGGCGCTACTACAGAACCCCCCGCACAACCAGGAGCATCGGAGAAGAAACCAAAGTGCGGGATAATTCGGCCAATCGCTCCCACAGATGGGTACTCAAGCAACCACTGGGCGGAAATTGGTGAAATTCTCGCGGAGTCGATACTCTCTGCCGGCTTTGAACCCCGCATTGTCAGCGATGCGGACAACGTCGCTGTCATTCACGGAACTATAGTTCAGAATATCTTTGAAGATCCAATCATTGTATGCGATGTAAGCTCAAGAAATCCCAACGTGATGTTCGAGCTTGGCATGAGACTGGCTTTTGATAAGCCAGTTGTCATTGTTAAGGACGACGTTACAAATTACGCTTTTGACACCGGAGTAATTGAGCACATCCCCTACCCCAAATCACTCCACTACCATGACATTGGTATCTTCAAAGAAAAATTACGGGCGAAAATTTTAAGCACAGCAGATAAATCCAAAGAGGCGGGATACTCACCTTTCCTGAAGCATTTCAGAAGTGTATCTATTACACCACAGAAGCTTCAGAACGAAGATATGCCCCTCGCCGAATATGTTGTAAACAAACTTGACGCTCTCGAGTCGAAAATTAATCGACTTTCCAAGCGGACACCATACAGCCTGATAAAGCCTAGGCTACGCAGAGAGATAAGGGTCAACGCATCCGACTTTTCTCCTGCGCAAGTCGCAAAAATTGCATCAATTTTCGACAGCGACTCAACCGTGATTCGGAAAGGCAGTGAGATAATCATCGCCGCCAACATGAGCAGCGAGGATTCAGAGAAATTCCACGGCACCCTGAATGCTCTCCAAAGGGGTATCTCGTTTGATTTGCTCGTTGATAGCATACGAAACGATGCAGCGACGGACACTTCAAGCACCTCCGCCAATGTCTTTTACAGCTTCGGCAGCGAAGTGCATCCAATTCCTGAATAGCAATCGAGGATTTTTAAGACTCCAACTCACTAGTGCGAGTAGGAGTGAGCGATTCAGTAGCTGCAGAAGATTTCGCAACCTGCAGCTTATTGAGTCCAGCTATGGCACTCGCCGGCGTTTATTTGTTAAATATTCTAGAACTAAATTCTCCCCGCCCGTCGTCAATAGCTTGGCGTAGCTCCGTGATTGCGATGCCATACACGCACAGGTAGTTCCCCTTCCGCATCTTGGCCGCCTTTGCCGCATCCTGTGCGGCGATCTTCCCTTCGGGCCATACCAGGTCGTTCACGGCGTCCTGCAGCACCAGCCTCATGCGCCAGCGGTCGGCCGGGTTGTCCATTCGCAGCGCAGGCTTTGCCCCGCTTCGCCGCTGCCACTGAATCTGCCGCATCACCCGCCGGGCCAGGGAGCGCCCCAGCGACGACAGGGACACGCCCTGCCCGCGCAGCGCCACCGCCAGCACGGCCTGCTTGGCCACCGAATCGCGCATCATGCCTACGGCACCGGCGATGTCGGCAGACGTCAGGGGCGGCATGGTTGACCGGCCGTCCGATGGCTCGCGGAAGCTCCCGCCGACCAGCATGCGGGCTATCAGCTCGAGCGGATCTCGCACCAAGGTCGGCTCTGGCACCGGCACTCGGCCATGCACCACCTTGACCGGCGTCGGCGCCGGCGCCGGCATGTAGATCGGGCGGTGTGTCCACGCCCTGCGGGCGCCATCTTCAGCATCTGCGCCAACATGCAGTTCTCCACGCGCGCTGCAGCGCGCGCAAACCACCTGCGCAGTGCGGCGGCTGCCGGCGCTGCCCCGCACGCGCATGCGCACGTCGTCGCTGCCGCAGTTGCCACACGGCGTCAGGTCCACCGCAGGCGCAGCCACTGCCGACATCAGGCCACCTCGCAGTTGCTGACCCAGCGGGACCGGCCGTCCTGCCAGACCTCCCACAGGCTGCCGTCGACCTGGCACCTGATGGGGCCCTCCTTTCCTTCCAGATACAGGTGGTGGGTTGCCTCGTCCAGGCTGAAGAATTGGGGAATCATCGGGAGGTCTCCATGGTTGTAACGTTGGTTGTTTCCAGGGCCACGCCCTGCTGTTGAAGGAACTGCTGGGCCAGCGCGCGCAACTGGTTCTCGCCTACGTCCAGACGCTCCACCAGGTGTTCCCCCGGGCTGCGCACGCCCTCGATCTGTTCTCGCTTCACCCCGAGGACGTCCGACACGATCGGGTCGCTGCCGCTGTCGGAGAGCAGGAAGTACGCCATGACCGGCTCTGCCTGGCCGTCGCGGTGCACACGGCCGATGCACTGCTCGTGGACGCCGGGCGACCAGTCCAGCTCGCCGAACACCACGGTGCTGCACAAGTGCTGCAGCCCGTCGATGCCAGCACCAGAGCGGAGGCTGATAAGCATCACCTGGCTGTCCCCGGCGATGAATGCCTCCTTCGCCGCCTGCTTCTGGGTGGGCGACTCGCTGCCGGTGTACATGACCGGGTTGTACGCAGCCAGCTTCTCCTGCCAGATGCTGTAGACCTCACGGTGCCAGCCGAACAGCAGCACCTTCTGGCCGCTCTCCAGCAGCAGCCTGACGAACTCGGCCACGTAAGGGGCCTTGGCCACGCCCGTCGCCTGCCGCAGCAGCCTGTCGAACTCGCCGGCGGCCTGCATCTTCTCGCCGCGGTACTGTTCGTTGGCCCGCAGGATGATCCGCGCCAGCGCGGCTGCGTCACCGGTGATGGCTTCCAGCGCCTTGGCGTCGGCCTCCACCTCGTGCGGGATCTTCGACAGTGCCGGCAGCTCGCGCCCCACTTCCTTGCGGGTGCGGCGCAGCATGATCCCCTGCCGCCGCAGGTACTGGCCGAACTGCTCGGCGTCCTGCAGCTTGGCCTTCTCCCCGGGCGCGGAGATGCACCATTCCCGCAGGAACTCGTCATAGGTGCCCAGGCAGCCCGGCAGCAGCGGGTCGACCACGTGGAAGAACTCGCACCCGTAGTTGTAGATAGGGGTGGCGGTCAGGCCCATGCGCAGCCGCGCACGGCTGGCCAGATGGCGGCAGGCGCTGTGGATGCTGCTGTCCGGACTGCGCAGCTGCTGGCATTCCTCGAACACCACGTACTGCGCTATCTCCCCCAGCGTCTCAGCCCAGCCCCGGAGCTTGTGGTAGCTGACCAGGATGACGTCCGGCAGCGTGTCCCACAGATCCTTGATCCGCTGCTTCGGCTGCCGCACGAGCGGGTACGGTGCACCTTTCCTGATGTGGTGCACGCGCAGCTGCGGCGCGAACTCGGCCAGCTTCTCCGGCCAGTGGTTCGGCAGCGCCGCCGGGTACACCACCACCGCCGGCAGGTTGCCCGGCGCGGCCATGGGGCAGATGCCGGTGACCGTCTTGCCGAGGCCAAGATCGTCGGCCAACAGCAGCCCGCCACGGATGGATAGCTGTGCGCCAGCCACGCGCTGGTACTCCCGCGGCGGCTTGGCCAGGGTGAACTCCGGAATCTGCACGCGGCCGGCCAGCAGTTCGCCCAGGCTGCGCTCCATCTCCACATGCTCGGCGGCCAGCAGCTGCAGCGCGCGCTCGGTGTCTGCATCCATCGACAGCGGGTAGCGCTGCGTGAACCACTGCAGCTCCCGGCTGTTCTCTGGCGTCGCCGACAGATCGATGTGCTCAGCGGCGTGCTGCCGCACGCGGGGAAACACGCGCTTCATGCGCGCGCGCACCTGCGGCTCGCAGATCACCCGCCAGGTGCTGCCGGCGGCGCTGTACAGGAGGGTTCCATAGGTCGTCTTCATCAGAGTGCCTGCCTCTTCAGGCGGATGATGTTGAAGGGCTTGCGCTGCCAGGCCGGCCGGGCAACGAGCGGGCGTTCACCCCAGCGCTCGGTGGTAACCAGCAGCACCCCGCGCACCTGCGGCAGGTTGATGTAGCGCCCGACCTGCCGCAGGGCATCAGCGAGCGAGCCGGCCACTTTCACCTCGATCACCAGGCCGTCCAGCCAGAAGTCAGCGCGGTTGCTGGCGTCCAATCGGTACTCCCGCACGTGCGCATGGCCTGCGTTGTCCAGGACGGTGGCCAGAACCTCGTGCAGCTGGACTTCCGACCCGTAGCGATAACCGAACCCGGCCAGCAGCCGGCCAATACCCTTCAGCTGCAGCTGCTCTTCCATGGCGGTGCCCGGCTTCACCGGTGCCACCTCCTGCTGCATGGCGATCAACCTGCCCATCACGGCACCTCCCTCGGCAGGATGAAGTCGCCCGCCGCGTTGTAGTGATCCTCACTGTGGAAGTCGCCGTCATCGCAGTCATGGCAGATGATCTCCACGGTGTGCGTCTCCGGGTAATCGGTATCCCGCCGCTGGTCTTGCCCCTCCTTTCGGCACCTCGGGCAGCGCAACTTGATCTGATCGTGTGTATCCATCAGGCCTCCGCCGCCAGCTGCAGACCGGTCGCCGCGTCGACCTGCGCCCAGGTCATCTGGCCCCGGTCGATGCTCTCGGCCAGCCGCGACAGGCCCTTGGCCGTAACCAGCACCTGTTCGTGCACGCGGTCCTGCTCTCCCTCAGTCCGCTGCACGCATGCCTTGTGCACCAGCACGCCCTGCTGCAGACGGTTCTGGTAGGCCAGCCAGTTCTTGCTGCCGGCGCGGCGATAGATCCAGCCGTGCTCGGACAGCCAGGCGAACAGCTGGCGCGGCTGCACCTGCAGCATCTTGGCCGCGGTGCTGACGTTGAAGGCGCCATCAGCCTGGGTCAGCCGCAGCAGCGCGCGCACCTGCGGCTCCTGGTACTGCACGCGCGCCTCGAGGATCTCGGCCTTCTCGCTGTAGGACAGCAGCAGCGCGCGCAGCGTCGCCGGATCGGTCAGCGCCTGCATGGGGTCGGGTGCTGGTGCGCCGGCCGCCAGCGCGTCATAGGCGCGGATCACCTGCAGGCTGAAGCTGGGGCTGATCCACATGGCGTAGGCGTAGACCAGCTCGCGCACCACATAGCTGCCGCCGTAGCGGCCGGCCACCGAGTTCACCGGGTAAACCCGGGATTCCCCGGAATTGACGAGCTCGGCCACCAGTTCCTCGGTCTGCTTCAGGCGCTGCCAGTCGCTGGGCTGGTGCCGTTTGGCGCCGCCGGCGGCCTGGTGCAGATCGTTCAGGCAAAACCTGCCCACGTCGTCGCGGCGCACGCTGGCGCCGCCAATCATCATCGCGTTCAAGAGAACACCTCCGTTTTCCAGCCGCCGCCGGGGGCGCGCTGGACTGCCAGGAATCGGAACGGGTACATCTCGGCGGCCACCTTCACCTTCACGCGGGCGTCTTCCTCCCAAAAGCCCTTCACCTCGTGGGCCTCCAGGTCGCCGGCGGCCGTCATCACGAAGAAGTCGATGGTGAGGTGGGTCTTCTCGGCCAACTTCAGCTTCACGGACTCGAATCGGAACCATGCGATCTCGCCGGCGGCCATCTGCAGCGCCAGGTGTGCGGCATAGGCCTCCTCGGTCTTGTTCATCTCGCCGGGCACGTGCCGGGGCCGGCCACGCGCGACCTTGCCCGCGGCGTTGCCGCTGCCGGTGGACTGCGCCGACGCCGGCGGGCGGTAGGCCCGCGCCGCGGTTGGCGCAGGGGCGGGG